AAATAGTAGTCATGGCCTAGTGCTTCTGGCTACTGCTTTTACAAATCTTTCTAGTTCATCGTCATCATTCCTCTTGGGTTCTTGACGCATCATCCTATCAAAATACTTAATACTCCTGGGCATTTCTTGTCTTGGAAAGAACTTATCTTTGTACCATTGCAATAACCTATGCAACTTACGAACTATCTTCTCATACTCCATACCAGATTGTAACCAGGAGGTAGCAACATTGATGTGATTGTCATTGAATGTAAAATGCTGACCAGAAAGTTCCTCAGTCTTACGTTGCCATTGGATTAGTACCTCTTTACCCTTAATATATATATCATTGTTAATTGAGGTGTTATGTATTCCTTCTGAGTGCATACTATGTATTCCTTCTGAGGGAATATCTGCATTACTATTACCCTTACGATTATTCCTTGAGGGAATACTTTTCTTCTTCTTATCAACAGGCTTATCTGTCATCTTAGGACCCTCTGGAAACTCTAATGGTTCTTCATCAGACCTCTCTGTTGCGGTGGCAATTGCCTTGGCATCCTCTTCGGTGATCTCATTATCAAACACCATGAAGTACTTATTGCCCTTGAGTCCAGGATGCTTCTTGGCGTACTTCAGATACCCAAACTCCATAAGCTTCTTAATGTGCTTACTCACGGATGGTTGACCGATGCCCATGATCTTACCAATGGTAATCTGATTGGGCCAACAGACACCTTGACGATTAGTATAATTACCTAACATCGCTAAGACTCTGAACGTCTGAGGGAATCTTTTAAATCTCTGATCTACGACAGCAGACTGTGCCAATACACAGAAGTACCCAGGAGTTTTTCCCTTACCGTAGTCCTTCTTTTCATTTGACATCAAACATCTTTTCAATCGTTGCCAGATCACCTGGTTGGTGATTGTTGAGATAGTGCATAATGCTTGTGTGATCTTTGTTAATACTTCTACCTATCATGGTAAGTGTAACCTTCTCGGAACAATACTTCATGGCTAAATGAGCATAGTCTATTCGTGCTTTCACAAAAGGTTTGGCTCTGCATGGACCTTCCAATTGTTCCATTGTTAAACCATGAAAGACACTCACAGCTTTCTTTAACTGTGTCAGTTTAGGCACATACTGATTAGGACCAGTAGAACCAACAAGAGTATTCTTTAAACTACGAAGAAAGAGTATTTCATCGGATGTAAGACTAGGAACATAACTCACTGCTCACCATGCCTGTCCGTCATTAACCGCATTAATCTCTCTAAAAACCAATGGGCTTTTCCTACTGCTATGGAACCTGGTTCACCGTCTTTAACACCCATTCTTGATAGATATTTCATAGCTGAACCCTTAAGATAGCCTACAGCTTCGGGGTAACTCATTTGTGATAGTATGGCTTCTATAGTTTCAATTCTATGGCCATTTCCTTGTCTTTTGTAGTGATTTGGGTTGATTTGATCAGTCATATTACCTCTTTGTTAATATATTTTGTAAAATGTGAATAATATATATTGCAAATACTGTTTTGATGTTTATATGTATATAGAACATAACAAGAAAAGGAATAGAACATGAAAATACACAAATCTACTTTAATTGGATTTGAGCAAATAGTAGAAATGCTTAAATCTAAATACAAAGATAATAAAAGTGATTACATTAATTTTACTGACAAAGATGTGCGTACATCTCTTGGTTCAAGAGCCTTGAGTATTTTAATAAGTATTCCAAGCACAAAAGAATTTAATGACGAACATAATAAGTTTTTTGGAAAGAAATAATGCCTAAGAAATCATTCTTTCAAGATGCTTCAGAGTTAATGGGTAACAACAAAGCTGGTAAAGCACACTACGGTAAGTATGTTGCGTACTACCGTGTATCAACAAAGAAACAAGGTGATACAGGTTATGGTTTAGAAGCACAGCAGAAAGCAGTCCAGGATCATTTAAACGGTGGTCGCTGGAAGTTAGTAGGGGAGTTTACAGAGGTAGAGAGTGGTCGTAACAATAGACGTATGCAATTCAAAGAAGCATTAAAACTATGTAAGAAAACAGGGGCTAAACTTATTGTTGCAAAGCTAGATCGTCTATCCAGGAATTTATTATTCCTTGCTACCTTGATGGAGTCTGGCGTAGAATTTATTTGTTGTGATATGCCCCAAGCCAATAAGTTAACCCTACAAATTATGGGTGCTATGGCAGAGGATGAGAGTTCTAGAATAAGAAAAAGAACCAAGGATGCACTAGCAGTAGCCAAGGCTAAAGGCGTTAAATTAGGCAATCCGCATGAGAAAATACGCTTAAAAGCTGGGAAAAAGGGCAACAAAGCTCAAGAAGAAGAAGCCAATATGTTTGCTTGGGAAATACTACCTTTGATTGACGGGATAAAGGCTTCTGGGTTAACATCATTAAAAGATATTGCAGACGCATTAAATGCAAGAGGGGTTACTACACAGCGTGGTGGTACTTGGTATCCATCTACGGTGTCTAACATTTTAAAAAGGAGGAAGTAATGACAACTGAAATGGAAGATAGATTTCCTAAGTTATATAAAAAATTAAACTCTAAGGATGTTGCTAATTATACAAGATGGATAAGACAATTATCAGAAATTTATCATGAATATAAATTACTTTCAATTTTTGAATCGCATCCTAAATGGATGGGGTTGTGTTTTTTAATGGAGTCTTGGTTTGATAATAAATTAGTATCTAAAACTGACATGGCAAAACATATGTGTGGTATGAGTAGGGATGGATCATTAAAATTTATTAATACGTTAATTACTATTCAAGTGTTATTTGAACACGATGATGACACACTAAATGCAGATCAACGTAAAAAGTATTTTGTACCAGCCCGTGAATTATCAGAAGAATGGTTTTTATATATTAAAGAACGATTGTTAAAAGGTATTCAACATAGTGATACGATTACTTTAGGTGGTGAACCTGTTGTTAAAAATGCAAAAAAATTAGTTCACAAATTAAAAATTGTTGGGTGAAAATACTATGATTAAGTACAGTATATTTACTGACTATTATTTAATGTGTTTATGTGCTGTGGTTACACTATGAATAATCTGGTAAAAAAAGATAATTTAAAACACTTAAAGATTAAGGATCTACAAAAAGAAGCCTTATACTATGCAAAGAATAGTGTCGCTGAGAATACGAAGAGGGCGTACACAGCCGATTGGAACGCTTTTCTATCTTTTTGTGAAGAATATAATGTCAATGCCTTACCCGCTAGTTATGAGAATATTGCTCATTTCCTGGTAAGAGAAGCTAGGACCTTAAAACACGCTACACTACAAAGACGATTAGGCGTTATTCGTACCTACCACCGATTAAAAGGCCATTATTTAGATCCCCATCATCCCGTGTTAGAGTCGGTGTGGCGTGGTATTAAGCGTGTCAAGGGAACAAAAACAGAAAGTAAAGAAGCCATTTGGACCTCAGATTTAAAGAAGTTTATTGATGTATTAGAATACCACAGCATTGGGAATATACGGGATAGAGCAGTCTTATTATTTGGGTTTTTATCCGCCCAACGAAGAGAGAATATAGCCGAAGCACGTCTAGAAGATTTAAGTTTTAGTCCGCAAGGCATTATTTGGAAGATGCCCAAATCCAAGACCGATCAAAGCGGGGAGGGAACCTTAATTCCCATCCCTTATATGCGTACCCCTAAGTATTGTGCGGTAACCCAGTTAGAGAATTGGCTAAGAGTAAGTGGTATTAAAGAAAGTTATGTCTTTAGACGAGTTTTTAAAAATGGCTTAATTCAAGAGGAAAATAGACCTATATGCGGGGCTACAGTCAATAAAATTGTCAAAAGAACAGCCAAATTAGCGGGATATAATCCCGAAAAGTATGGGGGCCACAGCCTTCGTATTGGCTTTATTAGCCAAACCAGAAATACCAATGCCCCCGATCATACCATTATGAAAGTGACAGGCCACCGTGATACCCGCATGATTGATCATTATGCCCAAGAAGGCAATATCTTTCAAAACTTGGCTACCCGTAAATTAAACCTATAAAATACTATGACTAAGTACTAGGACAAAGTACTAGGACAAAGTACAGTACATTTACCCCCTATTTGTTCGCATAATGTTTGTATATACAACATCTTATCAGAACATATATAAACCATGATACAAGCAAACATACACCAAAGCAGAAAACTAGGATTTTTTAGTGTCTGTAACGGGAAAGGGTTTTGGGGTTTATATTTGATGTTTAAGAATGATTTGCTGTTTATACAAATTAATCGTCTTAAATTTTTGATTTAACTACTTAATATTAAAAAAGGATCTATATGACTGTTATTATAAGGCACGATAACTCCCCGATCTCGAAAAATAAATATCTAACAAAAATTAGAGATCAGTTAAAATTATATATAAAGCCCGACTGGCTTTTTATTACCCATAAATTCATACAAGCATCATACCGATTAATTATCACTTTGATAAGTTTTATTCTCACACTTAGTCTTGGTGTCATTATCCCAATTTTTTTGTTTGTACTCTTAAATATAGGAGGTCAATAAATGCCTAAACTTACGATAACTGGAAAAGAATTAGGCTGTTCGGAATTACCTAGTATTGTTGAAACTCATGATGGTTTTACTGGGTATAATAGCAGAAACGATGTCTTAAAAAGGCACATTGATGCTAGAGTTAGTGGTCATGTCGATAATCGCTTGGGTGATGTGAACGCTAAAGTTAGGGCTGGAAATTATATGGAAGGCACTATAGGGCAGATGGTCCTAGATAAACTGAACCAAATCGGGAAAGTATCTATTAATCTTCCTACGGAAGCTGATAGAAATCCTCTCGTACCAGGTCTAGGATCATCACCCGATTACTATATTACAATTCAAGACAGCATTGAATTTAAAGATAACTTTCAAGCATCTCATACATTAACAGGTCAAGGATTATTAGAGATTAAAAACTCTACGATACCTGGATACCCAACTAATGTTCGTATTCAAGCACAAGGGCAAATGCTTTGCGGTAATTTCTCTTGGTGCATTGTAGCAAGATTAGTCAATGGGTGGGATTTACAATTGTATGTGGAGTATTCCAACAGAGATGTCCAAGAAAAGATAACAGAAGCAGTTACAGACTTTTGGCATCGTGTTGACACAGAGGATTATTATGATCCAGACAGTTCCTCCGAAGCTAGTCGTTTAATTAAAGGTAACGGTATTGCAGAGTCAGTAGATTTATCTGGCAATAATGAATTACCTACCTTGATCCATGAATGGAAAGCTAATGAAAAGATTATGAAACATTCTAAGCAAATTAAAGATGACTTAGAGATTCATATGAAG